GCAATTGAGAATCGTAATACCAAGTCATAAGAGACATGACAGGGTCTTTGCAAAAAAACTTGTGAACGATCCTATAATCTGCGTTGCAGAGAGTCAGGCGGACCTGTACCGCCAGTTCAATCCAGACTGTGAGATAGTCACCCATCCTGACGATGTTGTTGGTCTTATCCCCAAACGTAACTGGATGGCTAAGCATTTCAGGAACCTGTTCATGCTGGATGATGATGTTCACGCCTGCAAATCTATCTGTGTAGAGAAAGGCGAACCATCAAGGATTAAAGATAAGAACGAGATAACTCGTATCATATTCAACCTTGCCGAAATTGCTGAGATGCTGGATGTTCATCTGTTCGGTTTTACTGCACGCATATCTCCTGTCATGTATGATGAAACCGGCTTTCTGTCACTTTCTAAAATGATTACCGGATGCTCATACGGTGTGTTCTACAACAAGAATACATGGTGGAATGAGGAGCTGAGGCTCAAGGAAGATTTTTGGATTTCCTGTTACATGAAGTACAAGGAAAGAAAGATACTTACTGATCTGAGGTACAATTTTGAGCAGAAATCCACTTTCGTAAATTCAGGAGGTCTTGCTGCATTCCGTAATCAGGCTGAGGAACAACGATCCATCATGTTAATCAAGAAACATTTCGGTGACAGTATCAACTTAAAAGGTTCAACCAATAACGGGAAAGATAAGACAAAACAGCTTGTTCAGTACAATATAACATGCAAGTTTAGGTACTGAAAAAAGGCGTAAAAATGGCGAAGTTTCTGTTTGCTAAACTTGTCATTCTGATTTAACTTTACTGGTGTAAAACAATAAAAGTCAAGTTGTTATGATTATTAGAACCGTTAGAGGATATGATTTTTTTGAAGCATCTTCAGCAATGCAGAAAGCTGTAAGAAGGGCTGATACTGCCGTTGCCGGATACTTTGCTCTCGAGTTGTGGAACAGTGGTTATAAGGATTATGTGTGGAAGCGTCTATATACGATTTCTGCTGAAGATTGCTATGGATTGGTTACGTCTGAGATTGAATCCTTATGGCAGGGACATGAGCTTGTGAGTAAAGGAGGAACTGAGGATAAGGGAAGAATCTTTGTTAGCAAGGCAGTAATACTACTTTGTGAATGCCGAAAGTGCAGGGATGCCGACCACCTGCAGAACTTCATATATGACAGAAATCTGATAGATGTTGAGAGGTGGATTGAGGATGTCCGCAAAAGCCCGATAATGATTCCTCCGTATACTTTTGATGTACATACCCGAAAGGGCAAGAAAATGGGAAGAACAAAGGAACAGTTCTTCAGGGATGAGCTTGAAGCTTTGGAACCCAGAATTCCTGGACTGTTCGATAATCTTGTATAACCGGATGCCACGCATAGTCGTGGTTATAAAAGTCAAACTAAGAAAAATATTGAAGATATGAGTAACAAATGTGATGCTAAGATGCTTATCAAGAATCATCTTGATAAAAAGGCAAAAGAAGATATTGTATTTGCTGAGAAATATAATAATTGTGGGAAAACTATTGATGACTGCTTTAACTATATACTTTCTGAAGCCAAAAAGGAAGGCAGTAATGTGGTGTGTATGACAAGTGAAGAGGTTTTTGGTCTTGCTGTACATTTTTTTGATGAACTTAAAATAAAAGTTCCTGATAATGTCCCGGAGTGTAAAGTTTCTGTCGCTTCTGTATCTGAGGAAACATCTGCTAAAATGGAACAGGCTTCTAAGGCAGAGAGTATAATGGACTTACTTGATGAAATGTAACATGAAACCGAGAAATAAACGTGAAAGGCTGGTAGTTGAACTCAGCAATAAGTTACCAGCGATAACAGAAGCCCAGATACGGTGGGGAAAGAAGCATTGCTTTCTTCATAACGCTTACAAATGTAAGGATGAAATGTGGTGTAGTGAATGTGGAAGAATGTGGGTAGACACTACCGGACAGAAGGAAGGTTACATATACTGTCCTTATTGCGGAGAAAAATTGGAAGTGAAAGTAAGCCGTAAGACTAAGGATTATGCAGCAAGCTATCTGACAGTAGTTACCGCATCAGGAGATTTTCAAGTGCTTCGCCACTTCTACACAGCCAGGTATGTGAGGAAGAACAATTGTGATACTCATTATTTCATTGATGAGGTATGCCAACAGTGGATAACTGCTGATAACAAAGAAACTGTTATAGCTAAAGCCATGAACATGGGGTCTAGAGGTTGGGTTCACACTACAGACATGAGTATCAAGCAGAGCGGAAATATATATTATTCACATTCGTATGACATAGACGGTTATGTATATCCGAAAGTAAAATTGCTCCCTATACTTCGGAGGAACGGATTACGTACTTCGTTTCATGGTGTTACTCCTGGGATGTTGATACGTGCTTTATTAGGTGAAAGCAAGTATGCGGAAATGCTACTGAAGACGAAACAGGATGGTATGCTTGAGTTATACATGTATCGTGGAGGTCTTTCCCATCCGTGGGCGGTCAATATATGCAATCGTAACGGATATATCATCAAGGACGGTTCGATGTATGACGATTATTTGCGTCTACTTGATTATTTCCATTTGGATACCCATAACGCTCACTATGTATGCCCGAAGAACCTGAAGAAAGCACATGATAAGCTACTTGAGAAGAAGAGAAAGATAGAGGCAAGGGAAAGGATGGAACGTGAAAGGATTGAACGCATGAAGAAAGAGAAGGAACTGAAACGAAACATTGCTGTTTTTTGGAAAAGGATACAGCCATTCCTCGGTCTACAGATAAAGGATGAGGGTATAGTTATCAGCCCTTTGGAAAGCGTTACCCAGTATTATCAAGAGTGGAAAACAATGCACCACTGTGTATATAACTGTGCCTATTATGCAAGAAAAGAAAGCCTTGTGTTATCCGCTAAGAAGAATGGAAAACGCTTGGAAACAATCGAGGTAAATCTGAATACATTCAAGATAGTGCAATCTCGTGGTGTATGTAACCAAGATAGTGATTACCATAAACAGATTATCAGGATAGTAGAAAAGAATATGTATGAGATTATGAGGAGGGCTGCATCATGAAAGAATGTATAGAGTGTGGTCGGATTCTTCCTGAGAGCAGATTCCACGCCTATGAAACGAAATCCGGCATCCATTACACCAGCAGGTGCCGGTTATGTGAGAGCAGACACACGTCTGAAAGAAGAAAGCAGGACAGACTTCATGGTCGGCTGGCCAGATACACCAATGATCAGCTGATAGCTGAACTCCGGAAACGTGGAGTTTACATCATTTATGGAAAGGACTTTGATAAATTGATAACGATATGAGCATATTACCTATTCCAATAGCGAGTTGCAAGAGATTCGCTAAATGTGGAGAGCGTTCTTTGCATTGGTGTCGGGCATTTCGGGATAAGGAAAAGCATTGTCAGAATTGCACTCTTATCAAGAATCATGTTCGTCATAATGTTCGTGAGGAAAACGGAGTGACATTAAGACGATGTTCCGTTTGCGGAAAGTTTCTTCCTCTTAGGTGGTTTTACCCTAAGAAAATTATAAGAGGAAATAAGATCTATTATACGTATTCTTCTTATTGCAGGATATGTACCTCAAACAGATACAGAATGATGAAAATGGCGTAAAAATGGTGAAGATTATGTTTGTTTAACTTGCTGAAAATCACTAACTTTATAGTGTAATAAAATAAAAGTCAAACCAAAACAAATTAACATTATGGACAGAGATGAACGTAACCGCGTTCGAGCAGAGAGATACCGCGACCTCTCTGAGAAATCAGCGGAAAAGGCAAGAAATGCCTATGAGAGAAGTTCAAAAATGAGTGAAGCAATCCCATTTGGACAACCGGTACATGGTGCAGCAGACAGGCGATACCGTGAAAAAATATGGAACACCATGGGACAGTCTGTAAAACACACGGAAAAGTCAGAATATTGGGCTGAAAAAGCCTCAGCTGTGGAGAACAACACTTCCATTTACCTTGATGATGATAATGCAGTTGAGAAGCTGGCAAACAAGCTGAAGGAACTTGAAAGAGTTCAGGAACTGATGAAGTCTGCAAACAAGGTTATCCGTTCAAAGAAAATTACCGAATTAGAGAAGCATGACCGGCTTGTTGAACTTGGTTTAACCGAGAGTCAAGTCAGAAAACTGTTTGAACCTAACTGTTTTGGTGAAATTGGATTTGCATCATGCTCTATTACAAATAACGGAGCCAATATTCGAAGGGTTAAGCAACAGCTTGAAAAGGCAAAGATGCTGAAAAACATGCAGAGCAAAGAATATTACATCGGTGATGTAAAAGTGGTTGAGAATTATCCAGAGAACAGGATGCAACTTTTCTTCGATGGTAAACCTGATCAATCAGTTAGGGATGAATTGAAGAAAAACGGTTTCAGATGGTCCGGCTATAATGGATGTTGGCAGTCATATCTTAATTACTCTTCCAGATTGTTTATCAAAAAAATGTCAGAAAAATATGGAGCATAAATTAGTAAAAGTGCCTTTTGACGTGGAATTGGCAAAGAAAATTACAAATAAAGAGTGTGAAGGTAAAATCGTAACACGTAGCGGTAGAAGTGCGAGGATAGTTTGTTTTGATATTGAATGACTATACTATTCCTGAAATAGCGGAATCGTTTCCAGGATATTCATATGAACAGGTATATGATACGATTCTTTGTGATGCGGAATTTAATCCTTTGTATAGAGAACACGGACAAATTAAAATCAAGAAAAGGAGATAAATTATGACAAAAGAAGATATTAAAAAGGCAGCAACCGAATATGCCAATGAAGCTTGTCGCCCACTTTGGAGAACAGGTTAAGAGCAGGTTTGTATGGTTGACTTTATGGAAGGTGCTAAGTGGAGAATAAATACCGTTTGGCATAATTCTACAGAAAAGCCTGTTCCAGGAAAGCTTCTTTTAGTTAACACTATATATGGTGAATATGATTTATGCTACTACGAAGTACACATATGGAATACGGTAATGACTTGGGTATATATGAAAGATTTAATACCAAATACGGAGGAATGAAATATGGATAAGAAAGAAAAAATGCTAAGAGAAGCCGTTCACCAGCACTACCAGTGCAATGGGAAATATGCTTGTGAAGAACGTGCTTACTGTCGATTTTGCGACGGCGAGAACATAGCACATGACTGTGATGAAGATTGCTGTGCAGACGAGTTTAGCGAGGGATTTTTAGCTGGTTGGGATTCCTGCTTAAAATATCTTAGCGAGATTCCCTGGGATGAAGCCATAAATGAGATTTGTAAACAGATAAAAGATAATAGTAAAAAGGCGGAGGATTGAAATATGATGCCAAAACAGTTACCAAATGTAATGAATGATAAAGGGTATCAAAAAGATGCCCATGATTTTGCAAAGAAAATTATGGAGTGCAAGGGAATACTTGGTCCATGTAAGGATATGAACCATTTCCAGGAATGGATGGAAGAAGCTTTGTCAAAGGCTTACTTGTACGGCGCACAAAGTGCTGTAAGAGTAGGTTATCTACTTGCTGACAAGGATTGGGAAGAAACATACAAAGGGTTAAAAAAAGAGATTGCCGAATTGAAGGAAAGAATAAAAGAGGAATGATTATGGCTAGAGAAATAAAATTTAGAGGGAAAGACATCCTATCAGGTGATTGGAGATATGGGTATGCACAATTTAATTATGATAAAACACGTGCCCAAATTATATCACCATTACGTATTGATATTTCAGCATTTCCAGGACAGTTTTTTCATGTAGATAAAGATACAGTAAGCCAGTTTACAGGGTTGCTTGACAAGATTGGTAAAGAAATTTACGAGGGTGATATAGTAAAGACTCCTTTGTTAGACCCTATATTTTGCGACATTATAAAGGATAAATTTTGCAATGCGGAAATAAGATTTAATAAAGGTTCTTTTGTTGTAAGTTATTACAGAGGCGACCATAATATTTACCTTTCAGATTTGAATGATAAGATAAGAGTGCTAGGAAATAAATTTGACAACCCTGAATTATTGGAGGAGTAAATATGAGTAAGAAAGAGGAAAAAGCAAAAGAATATGCCTTGAAAATGGAAACAATGGACAGGGATAATGGAGCACCAGTTAATAAGGCTCAATCTTCCATGCTTATGGCATCTTATGAAGCTGGCTGGGATGAAGCGGTGAAGGAACAACTTCAAGATAACGAAAGCAAAATAATAGAACTTGATACCGTTCTTGAATACAGAAACGGTCAGGTGTTTATCAAAAAGATGAATACAAACGAAATGCCGGCAACACTGACATTTGCTCTTGTTCTATCATTAAATAAAACGATTGTTGAATATTACAAGAAAGATAAATGAAAGCAAAACTAACAAGATCATACGATATTGGTCAGGGTGTAACACTTATGAGTGGAACAGAAGTAGAGATAATTTCAGTAATGCCGATACCTGCCAGTACAGCATGTGTAGTTGAAATTGACGGGTATGGAAAGAGGATAATTGATACAGGCTACCTGAATGTAGATGAGAGTTACCTTGTGCCGGATTGGGAACAGCGTAGATACGAAATCGCAAAGGAATGTGTCGCTGTACTCATGAGTGGTGAAATGACTTTAGAAGATGCTGCAAAATTAAGTGTTGAACAAGCGGATGCACTTATTACTGAACTGAAGAAAAAGAATAAAGTATGAAAGCAATCTCCATTAAACAGCCGTGGGCGAGCCTTATCGCTCACGGTATAAAAGACATCGAGAACCGGACTTGGAAGTGTCCTCAGAAATACTTAGGTCAGAGGGTACTGATTCATGCTTCATCAAGTGGGCAACCAAGTTTGTCAGATTATACACAAGAACAACTGTTAGAAATTGAGCAGAGAAGTAAAGAGTTGTACAAGTGTGCCTTTTATGGAGGGTTTCCCAAAAGCGCAATCATCGGGAGTGTGGTAATAGCTGACTGCGTACAGAACCATCCATCCGTCTGGGCAGAGAAAGGTTGCTGGAACTGGGTGCTGAAAGATGCTGTTCTGTTTGATAAGCCGATTATGAATGTGAAAGGGAAACTAAGTTTTTGGAATTATAATTTAGAGAAAGCAAAATGAGCTTACTTATAAACGAAACGTCGTTACAGCGAATAATCAGAAAAACCGGTCGTAAACCAATCCAGTGTAAATGCAAGTTATGTAAGCAGCAATGTCATACGCCTTGTTTGGGTACTCCGCAAGATGTTTTAAAGCTTATCGAAGCAGGATATAAAGACAGACTTGCTCCAACACAATGGTGTGCAGGTATGATTATGGGTGTCATTGATATGCCCGTACCGATGATACAGGCCAGACAAGAAGGAGACTGGTGTACATTCTACAAAGACGGTTTATGTGAATTGCATGATGCCGGATTGAAACCGACAGAAGGGAAATTGTCGCACCATAGTATTCGAATTGATAATTTCAAAGCGAGTAAAAGCATTTCGTGGAACGTGGCAAAGGAATGGCTGAATGAAGAAAACGTTGAGTGCATCGTTAAAATATGCGAGGCATTTCAGTAAATAATGAAACATCAGTCTAAGTATGAATTTAAATTATTAACTGGCAAAAATTGAATTTATGAAAGCAAAGAAAAAACAGGTTGTAGGCCTGCTCATCAAGATGTGTGAGTTGGTTATGGTAACAGTTGTATTATCTTCACTGATAATCTTGGGAGGTTTTGATATACCATCTGATTGGATTTATCTACCGACTGCTGTAGTTTCATGTCTCATTTTATATGTGTTCTACTGGGAGCGTGGAACATATTATTTTGTTTCCTTCGTTGCTGATGGTGTTCCTGGCAGGGTATTCATGAAGTTTGATGAACGTGTATCTCTTGAGGTGATTGAGGATACCATATCTGAATTGTACTCCGGCAAGCATGTTCTTGTAACCAATTATAAGACAATCAGTCGTGAAGAATACTTGCTAAACGTAAAATCCTGATGGAACATTATCAGGCCAAGGGAGTAATATTGATGATTATGGTTGTCCTGTTCTTCTATTCCATCGGGAAGGTTGAGCAGGATACCACACTCCTGATAATAATAGTGATGTTACTTGGTAACATACTGAATATTTTATGTAAAATTCTAAACAAATTGTGATGATGAAAATTGTCGTAACTGGCAGTGAAGGCTTTATAGGCAAGGCCCTTCGCAAAAAATTGAGAGAACGTGGTGTTGAAGTTGTTGGGATTGACCGTATTTGCGGAACTGAAGCTTCCGGAATTGCATGCCTTCTTGCTGAAGGAGGCTTCAGTGCTGTAATACATCTTGCTGCTCAGACAAGTGTATTTAATGATAATCTTGAACAGATTCGCAAGGATAATATAGACACTTTCATTAGGGTTGCTGAATCATGTAACCGCTATGGAGTAAAGCTTGTGTATGCAAGTTCTTCTACTGCTAATCCTTGCAATACTACCAGCATGTATGGTATGTCAAAGCATTTTGACGAGCAGTATGCTGCTGTGTATTGCCCGAAAGCAACTGGGGTGAGATTGCATAATGTATACGGACCGGAACCGAGAAAAGGAACTCTTCTCTGGACACTTCTTAATTCGGAAAAGGTCATGTTGTATAATAAGGGCAATAATCTCCGGTGCTTCACTTATATTGATGATGCAGTAGAAGGACTTATTTCTGCCTGTAATTTTAACGCCAAGCTTGTCAATGTTGTAAATCCGCATCCTTGTACAGTCCTGCATTTTGCTGAAATTGTCAGAAAATACCACCATGTTGATATTCAGCTTATTGAAGGAAAAAGGAATTTTGACAATTATTGCCAAACTGTGAATGAACGCTTAAATTCCATACCTTTGAATTATATCTCGGTAGAAAAAGGTATAGCGATGGTTTTCAATGGGCAGAGGTAGAAAGATAAGGATTGATGACTGGGATAAACCCGCCGGCGGATGGAGGAAACACAAAAGGTTCTGCGACATGAAACCCAAAGTGAGAATCCACCGCAAGTGCGGGTTTTATTATATCTCCCTGTTTGCAAGTACGAAGGATGGAATTCCATTTGAGGAAATCAAGAATTCGGGTGAGTGTGCAGAAGCCATTTCAGGAGCTGCTACTGAACTGATACTGTCATTGGTACGGTCGGATGATGAGTGGTGCATAATCACTACACCAAAGCGCAGACATATTACAGAGTATCATTTCGCCACTGACGTTTGTCAAAAAATTGCCCAGGGGGTGAAAATAAAATTCTATGAATCCGCAATGCAGTGCCTCAACAGAACACGTATCAATCCTGAGTTTTATCTTCTCCGGCCCATTAAGGAACAGAGAATAATACTCTTTGATGATATCTGCACGACTGGAAGTACATTAACAGCAGCCTACGATTTGCTGAAAGACCGGAAACAGGTAATCTGCATCGTCGGTATAAATAATCATTAGCCTATGAATAACAGGAAATTGACTGAAAAACAGGAAAAGTTCTGCAATTATTACCTTGACTGTGACGGTAATGCAAGTGAAGCATACAGGATGGCATATGACGCATCAAAGATGCAGCCTGAGACGATCTGGAGCAATGCCAGTAGGATGCTTGCAAGTAACAAGGTTGCAACAAGGATAGCTGAACTGAGAGCACAACGTGCTGAAGCATCGAAAGTTAACAGAGAAAAGGTGGAAAAAATCCTCATGGATATTGTCATGATGGACCCGAACGATTTGTATCTCGTAGATCCTGTAACCGGTAAGATAAAGCTGAAATCTCCCCGTCAGATGCCTAAGAGTGTGAGAAATGCGATGAAGAAGATAAGCAACGACAAGGGTAAGGTAAGCTATGAGTTTAATGGCAAGGTTGAAGCAGCCAAACTGCTTGCGTCCATGAACGGTTGGAATGCGCCTCAACAGATAGCATTGACGGGTAAAGATGGCGCAAAAACGAATGAAATACGCATAGGTTTTGATGACGAGACTGAATGAAATTTGAAAAATAAAACAATTAAGTGAGAAAAATATCGGGGGTTATACAAAAGACAATACGAAAAATCTAAAAAATAGAACAAAAGTAGCCGGTTATGATAGTAAATCATAAGAAACTCAATCCGAATGCCTTTTACCTGCTGAAATATCTGAATGATGCTACACTGCGATTCATCATATTGTATGGTGGTTCATCGTCTAGTAAGTCCTTCAGCGCAGCACAGTGCATTCTTATACAGACATTGCAGGACGGTGAGAATACGCTTGTGATGAGAAAGGTCGGAGCATCCATCAGCAAAACCATCTATGAAGATTACAATGTTGCAGCATCATTATTGGGAATCACGCAATACTTCAAGTTCAACCAGAATGTAATTAAGTGTCTGTATAACGGAGCCAAGATAGATTTCTCTGGATTGGACGATCCGGAAAAGATAAAGGGTATCAGCAACTACAAGAGGGTGCAGCTCGAGGAGTTGTCCGAGTTTGAGTATGCAGACCTGAAGCAGATCCGTAAGCGTCTGCGTGGTAAGAAGGGACAGCAGATTATTGCTGATTTTAACCCTATCAGTGAAACTCACTGGATAAAGAAGGACTGGCTGGATAACGAGAAACTGCATGATGTCCCCATGTCTGTAGAAATTGGCGGTCAGATAATACCTGCAGAGTTGACAAAGGTGAAGTCATTGAAGATGAACGAGGGACGTTCAATCGTGAACCCTGTGACAAAGGAAATAGAGGAGTATCCTCCCAATATGGTAGTGATACAGACAACTTACCTGAACAACTTCTGGGTTGTGGGTTCTCCTGACGGAACGTATGGATATTACGATGAGCAGTGTGTGATGGACTTTGAGCACGACCGTCTGTACGACCCGGACTATTACAATATCTATGCACTTGGGGAATGGGGAGTAATCAAGACTGGTAACGAGTTCCTCGGCTCGTTCAATGTCGGCAAGAATAGCGGTGAGTATCATTATATCCCTGGATTACCTATACATCTTTCTGTCGACAGCAACGTGCTGCCGTACATATCTGTCAGCTATTGGCAGGCAGACCTTAGCAAAGGTAAGGATATGTACCAGATTGCCGAAACAACGGCAGACAGCCCGAACAATAGCGCAAGACGTGCTGCGAAACTGGTATCTAAGCGACTGCAGGAGTTAGGATATGACGATAAAATCTACCTTCATGGTGATGCCTCAGCAAAAGCAGCCAACACTATCGACGATGAGAAACGTTCATTCATGGACCTGTTTATTGACACGTTGAAGAAAGACAACTGGATTGTTGAGGATAAGGTGGGTAACAAGAATCCGTCCGTATCCATGACAGGTGAGTTTGTCAATGCTGTTTTTGAGAAATCATTGCCCGGCCTCAGCATAAGCATAGACGATAGTTGCAGGGTATCAATCGAGGACTACCAGAGCGTACAGAAGGATGCTAATGGCTTAATCCTCAAGACAAAGATAAAGGACAGCGTAACGAAACAATCCTATGAGGAACACGGACACCTTACCGATACTTTGAGATATGTCGTACACGACATCATGTACGAGGAGTATTCCCAGTTCTCAAACCGTCGTAAACGCAACATGTATTCTGACAGAAGCGTGTTCGGATTCTTCAATCCTTCAGTCGAATATCAGTATTCACAGAAGATCGTGTACATCATGCCGAATGTTGGAGGAAAGTTCTATATGTGCCAGGTTGCCAGGTGTGGAGAAAAATGGCATGTTCTTGACCTTGTTATGAGAGAAACGGTATCACTCGAAGAAATGAAGTCTGTTATATGTTCACATGATGCAGGAACGTACATAGTGGAATCGTCACCTGCATATTTCCAGATGGCAAGGGAGCTGCGTAGTACACTTCCGGAAGTAAGGATCAAGAAGGAATATCAGGATATGGATAAGAGAATAGCTGCTACATCTGATTTCATCAAATCATATTTCCTTCTGTCTGAAACCGGCATGGAGAATGATGAGTATATGTCATTCATAACTGAAGTCCTTGACTACAATGAGGATAATATAAGTGGAGCCAGTGCTCTATTGAGCGGTATAGCGTATACATTGATAAAATCA